TGCTTCTTGTCTCTAAGGTAATCATCAATAAGATCAGGGCAGTCAGCAATATCCTCCTTGGAGACCAGCAAATGTAGATCCAAATCGGAATACTTAGTATAGTTATAATTGGCATTTCCACCTACAAGAATTACATCGATTATAGCAGCATTTGGGATGTTAGCAAACTCTGCCCACTCCTCAGCAATGCGAAGCAGTCCTTCCCTGACCTCTGGTTTGATTGCTTCTCCAACCCAGAACTTAGGATTAAGTTGTTGATTATAACGCAGGGTAAGTTTTAAATCCCTATAACTTTTCATCAGGATAGACTTTATTTTTATTTATAATTAGTAGGATGCCTCTGTGTACTCAGTGTAGCATGGTTGAATTTCCCAGTTCTTCCAATCAACCTTTCTTTCAGCAATCATATTTTCCATTTCCTCAACGCTCAGACTATGCTGTACGATTTCATTACTATTCTTTTTGTAAATGTGAAACATTTGATCGATCATAGTTCTCCTAGAATTCAATAAAAAAGGGTCTCTCTGTTATTTGGCAGGAGACCCTTAAAGTGCCGACGATATTTGGGTTACCCCGCACTATTTAGTTCGTATGTTTTTTTCTTCTGGTGATCTGGAATGACCCTTCTGAGTCTGATTGTAAGCATACCATTATCAAATGATACATCAGTTACTTCTACATCATCTGAGAGGGTTCTACTCCATGTGAATGATCTCTTCGCAATACCCCTGTGGAGATATTCTGGTTCATCTTCCTCTGGTTTAGAACATTCAACAAAGAGTTTGTTCCACTCAGTAGAAACTTTAATGTCATCCCTGCTATAACCAGCAAGAGCAAGTTCTAATCTAAACTCTACACTAGATTCTTTTACGAGATTATGTGGAGGGTAGTTTGTTACATCTTCATGTACTGAAGCAAATCTACGAATCCACTCATCCATTCCAATACCAAAGCGCGATGCGTCGTTCAACAGATTATCAATATCTGCGATGTGGTACTTAACCATTATAGTAGCTCCTTTAAAAGCGAGTTTGTGTTTTGAGGACCCTTTCGGCATCCATATATAATTTATAATAGCACGACAAAAAAGTGAAGTGCTGAGTACCGAACTAAACTATAGGGTTTTCCATAATGAATTTGCTGTCTGAATTAACAATTTTTACACAAGAATCTATAGATAAAACATTTGAACTTTCTGATTCAGTGGAAGAGAAAATATATTTTCATGAAGAATCAAAACTACAATGGGGATGTCTTAGAAATTTCTACAAAGATCCTATAGCAGTAAAAGAATTTTTACAAAAATTTCCAATTGTAGAACAAAGTTCAACTAATTCCCCAGGATTTCAACAACATTTTTCATTCCCAACAATGATGTCTTTGAAAAATGTTTACAAATATCTTTATAATATTATTACAAAATATAATTTTCCACATTCTAAAATTGAAAATTGGTCAACTGATTGTTGGCAAACAATGTGCAACACACATTGGGTTGATATGAAAGTCAATGCAGCAAATATGATACCACATTTTGATCAACCAAATATGGCATTTAATATTTGGTTGACTAAAGATAATCCAGCTGGAACAGATTTTTATTATTATAAAAAAAATAATAAAACACCAGCATATTTTTTAGAACAATTTGCTAGAGATGAACCAGATTTTGTTGGAGAATTTATTAGATATGTAGTTAACAATGAATGTGATGAATTTATAGAATGGAACCCATATGAGATTGATACCTTTTTTACTGATAGAGGATGGCACAAATATTTAACAATGGATCCAGAATATAACAGTGTCACATTTTATCCAGGAATTTATTTCCACAAACCAGCGTGGGATATTAGAAATTACAGAAAAGATTTACTAAGATATTCTCAAGTTATTAGTTATACTTACACATCAAGTCAACAATACCAATTAGATTGGTATGAATATTCTAGGCAATAAAAAACCCACCATATATGGTGGGTTCAGGGTGTTCCGACTTTGTAGAGTGCCGCACGAATGGCACAGAGTTATTTATGCTTCAACAGGAGCAACTTTCTTTTTACCAATGTTATACTTTGCTTCCAGAGTCCACTCGCCCTTTTCTTTGTAAGCGATAACCTTGATCTGATTTAGAGGCGATACATCCTCAATCGTTTCTGGTTTCACCACTGTGATCAGTTCCCAATCAACCAGGAGTTGAGTGATGCGGTTACGACGCTGTACATCATTCAGCGTCAGATTAGCGCGTTTACCGTCAAGGGCAAAGAGTTCTTTAAAGTGAACGATATAGTATCTACCCTGCTTGTGAAGAATATGGCAAGACTGATACAGTTTCTTTTCCTTCCGAGAAGCAACGCCAATTCTGGTCAGAGTTTCACGAACTTTAAGAAAATCATCAGGCTCACTCAAAGTAACTTCAACCATATCACTAGGTTCCCAAGTTACTTCAATGTCAGTCGCTGTCGTCATTGTTTTCCACCTCTAGTCAATTTAAGTTTAATAGAATTTAGTTGATCATCAGAAAGGATACTAAGAGCGGACCTTGCCTTCTCATTACTATAACCATAATAAGATTTGACTGCTTCCAGATCTGTAATCTTTTCTTTTTTTAACCAAGGAGAGAATCTCCGTTTTGGTCTGACAATATTTAGCAAAAATTCATATTGTAGTTTCTTAGACAAATGATGATTGATGTTCATCTCATTTGCTGCCATGATGGTATCAATGAAACCAGACAGACAGCGATTCACGATGAAAGGTGGATACTCATTCTTGTTCTCATCAGTCATGATATTTTGCTTCTCATGATTGATAGAATTTAACCAGTGCTTTAATTCAGTCTTCGACATACCCCATAAATTCAATGTCTTCAATACAATCAACAGTAGTTTCGTATTCACCAATACGATACCAGTGCCTTTCAACCCCTAAGGTATCTGGTTTGAAACCCAGATACTCAATGTCATCGCAATTATTCTCACGCATCCATGCCTGAAGGCGATGATGCATTAATTCATCTCTGTTCATTTCAGCTCATAATATTGGTTTATATTATATCCAGGTGGCATACGGGGATGAATATCCATTGCCATGCTTACCCTAATTTCATCAGACTTATTAGGAGGAACCCAATGATAAACACTAGATGAAAAAAGCATTAATTCTCCTCTATTATTTTCATTTTTTTCTCCCTCAAACCATGTACCAAGACCAGGATCACCGCCAATAAAAAGGTTAGTACAAGTCCAATCAAATGGAGGAGCACCTGGAGATTCTACTGAACGATGGCAATGTCTAGCAATCCCCTCACCTTTTCTAAATGCATTTGCCCAACACTGAATATATCTCCTTCGTCCAACAACAATTCTTAATTTTGGAACAATAATATCAGCAACTAGTTTATTGTTTAGATAATTATGGCACCAATGTCTTCCTGTCAAAGAATTTTCAGATGTTCCGTCATGAACATCTTCACCCAAAGACTTAACATATTCTTCAGTATCAAGAATAAATTTGTACAAAAAATCACACTCTTCAATAGAGAGAAAATTAGGAATTTTAAATAACATCATAATTAAAAATTAGTAATTCTGCACGGTCTTTCTGTTCGTTCATATAATCGCCTGTAGAGCGCATTGTATAAGTTAGGTCATAGGTAGATGTCATCCATCCTTCAAAGCGATCCTTGACCATCTGAGAGGAGTTGTAGGAGATTAATTGAGGACCAACAAAACAATCGCAATCAACAGCAAAAGTATCGTGATTGAATCCTTTATGCATTGATCCTTTGCGCCCATAGAGGTTATCCTTAATGTCATAAGGAGGATCGAGATAAGTAAATACTTCTTTGTCATCGGTAAGCAAATGCTCGTATGAAAGATTAGTAATCTTCCAGTCCTTAATAATCTGATGATAACCCAGTAGATTATCTATTCCACGCATCGAGAAGTTAGACTCGGATGCCTGTTTTGAAAAGGATGAGGATTCAGTGAGACCAGAAAAAGAGCACTTGTTAATAATGTAAAAACTAACGGCACGATGAAAGGGTTCACTGTCGGTTTCATTTAAATAATCCT